GTATCTTGGGCAGACGATTTTGGCAAACTATCTTGTGAACTTGAATTTTTTGAAATTAACTCATCAGCACCTGGCAATTGCGGCATACCTAAATATTCACGTGCTTCATTTTGCGTCAAAATGCCAGCATTTACACCAGCCACCGCAATATTCATCATATCTAATGGGGCACCATCTAAAAACTCTTTAGTGTCAAATTCAATGCAAAGACTTGGNTAGCCTTTAAANAAATGCTGNTTTAATTTTTGCTGAATATTTTTAAGCATTGGCGACATTGTAGATTTATAAAACTCATCCATCATTGTTTGAGTATTATTGTATTTTTGATCTGCAATACCAATCATTGCTGGCGGAACACCAAATAATCCACAAATACGTTTCATTGTTTGCTCTTTTAACGCTCTAGCGTCAGCGTCTTGCAGCGTTAACATTTCAACTTTTTCAAATGTCATGCCTTGATCAAGCAACATNCCTTGACCTGGNTTGCTTAAATCAGTAGTGCGTGATCCAACCATGCTAGACCATGCCTCTTTTAAGCGNGCGGCAATTTCTTCATATTTACCNGTTGGAATAACTTGCTCTGTTCTAAATAAGCCCGACGGTTTAGCACCGTTTTGCATAACAAAGTTTGCATACAAGTCAATATCTTGATCTAAAGCCACTAATTCAGTAGCCAAAATACCTTTGTTGAAACCTGCGGAACCTTGCCAAGCCGCTTCAGTAATATGCATTACTTGATGAGCAGATAACGGCTCATCTTTGCTAAAACCATAGCTAGGGGTTGTTAATCTAAATGATGGATAACGTGTTGGAGTTAATTGAACTGTAATTAACGTTGCATCTAAGTTATACATTTCCAATGGNGTTGCCATTGAATCTTTTTGATCTTTTCTAAACCATAATGTAAAGCATTCNCCGGCTAAATCTTGCCACATGCTCCATTGATACCAAAATTCATATTGNGATTGAAAATTGTTTGGATTAGTTAATANATTTAATACTTGCTTAGCTTTTGCTTTATCGCGGGCGCCAACTTTATCAGATTGAATTGCATCTACATAAGTGCCATCATCTAATTTATATTTAATTGCAATTGGCAGTTGTGAAAGCGCTCTTGCTTTAACACCTACGCACGCCATAACTGTAGAATTACGGCTTAATACAGACATATCAACCGCGCGGCCTGCAACGGTTGTACTTGAAGTAGTTACATAAAGTAATTGTTGAGAAACGGTTTGCTTACCGTCTGCACCTTGATAAACAATATTATTACCAAGTTGGGTCTGGCCAAACATGGTATTTGACTCATTTTTAGTCAATTGTTTTTTGCTGAAAATATCTAAAATTCCCATATTTGCTCCACGGTTTTTAGTATATTACCCTAAAAAACTCTAAAACCAAAACTATTTGAAACAACAGGATTATCAAGACTACAATGTGCGGCAATAATTAACGCTATAACGCCGTCAACCTTAGCAGATTTATCTGCTTCATTTTTACGGACTTTAATATTTCCGTTAACGTCTTCGTACACTTCACTATTAGAAATTTGCCAACCAATAAACGGATTGCCATCATGTTTAATGCTATGTTGCAAAATTAATTTTTCTACATATTTAGACGGATTAGATAGCACCGCCATTCCTTGGCCAACTTTTTTAACGGGAATTCCTTCTTCATATAAGCGCGCCACTAAATTACCCGCATTATATGCGTCATAGCCAACTTCTTTAACGTCATATTTAGCNGCTTCTTGCTTAATATAATCNCTAATTTCTTTATCGTCCATAACATTGCCNGCTGTTAACTTTAATACACCTGAATTAATAGCNTTGCGGAAAATATCCATATAATGCTTAGGAATAAACTCAAGCCCATCTTCCGGCAAGAAAAATTTCCAATGCGCTTCATAATCCATTTCACCATAACGCTTTAAAGTACAAACAGCGTTTAAATCTCGAGTTGACGCTAAGTCAAAACCAATAAATACAGCTTCTGGCTCTGCTGCCCTAGGGTTATTACTAATTAAGCAATCTGCGCCGTCCCAATGATTACGATCAACCCAAGCCGTATTTGCAGATACGTAAATATTTAACGTTTTACATAAAAATTCATTTAAGCTAGCTGGCTTATGTTTTGACTCTTCAGCGCGTTGTTCAATAGCGTCTTGAAATACACTAATTCCATGCATAGGGTTAGCTTTTGCCCAAGTGGTTGGGTCACGCCAATCATCTTGTGGATCAATGCTATAAAGTAATCCAAACCAACGCGGATTGTCAGTGGCTTCACCATTTAGCATGGTTTCAACCATTTGCATATCCTCATAAAATTTTGTGTCTTTTGTAAATGACGCTGTTGTAATATAAAGGCGCAATGGATTTTTACGCGCAACCATACCAGAGTGCAAAACCTCAATACTATTACGGTCAATAATTTGGGCTGCTTCGTCTATGATTACGCAAGAAGGGTTTTTTCCGTCACCAGTTTTTTTAGTGTCACGGCTTAATGCTTTAAACATTGATTGAGAATCGCCAGCTTTTTTAATTTCATATTTGCTAACGTTAAAAAGCTGCTGTAGCTCAATGTCTGCTGTTTCAATAAAACCTTTGGCAGAATCAAAAACAATAGTTGCTTGCTCTCTACTTGTAGCCAACGTAAATACTTCGGCGCCCTGCTCGCCAAATTGCAATTCATATAAACCTAGCGCAGCAGTTAAAGTTGACTTACCAGCTTTACGTGGAATATAAATAATAACGTCAGTTACCAACCTTTTTTCATGGTCTTTTTTATTTCTAAAACCATAAATAGCGCAAATAACAAATAATTGAAAAGGTTCTAAAATTACATTTTGGCCAGCTTGCGGGCCTTTTGTATGTTTAAGCTCTGATACAAAATCAATAACGTGCTGAGGATATTTATCATCAAAATACCATTCCCAGTCTTTATTTTCAATTTGATTTAAAAAGCGCTGGCATGCTAATCTAACATTACGGCAAACATGTATGTCCCCTTTAGCCACTTGCACAGCATACTTTACGCCATCTTGCCAATCTCTCATCCCTTAGGACCTCTTAGCAATTTTGCAATACTAGCACTACCTTGCGGCTTGTTTTTAGTTAGTTTGCTTTTTGGNGTTAAGCCAAGTTCAGAAAGCATTTTAATAATATTTTTTAAACATTCAGTGCGNACNGCAAAATGTGGGTTTGGACCATAAGTTTTGCCGCCATTATATAAAGCAATTAATGGCTCATTTTTTAATGCTATATTGCATGCAATATATGTTTCCATATAATCTGCCAACAACGTTAAAAGTTGATGGTCATACACATGCGTGTGCCCATACAAATCTAAAATATATTGCTTGGTGTCTGTAATAAATTTTTTCTTTTCCCATGTTTCCGGCTGGTCAAGCCAGTCAACATGCGGCACAGTGTCTTGCACTCTTGCNTGCAAAGATTTAGAGGCNTCAGTTTCAACTGACGTAACAAGTTTTAAATCTGGTGTTGTTTTTTCCATAATCTTATTATATGTTGTTTTAACACTACCCCCTTTTGAAAGAGCCTTTTATAGAAAAGTGCCTTCACGCTTGTCCTCCAGGAAGTCTACTAATTTTTAAGTTTCTAAATAAAATACGTTAAATCAACGTTGATCAATGACTCGAGATGCATCGGCTAAGGCATAGTCTCTTATAGAATCTAAATAATAACGGAATATACCCTTTTGCTCTAATGCTGTCTTACTGCTATGGCACTCATGACATAAAGATTGAAATAAATTATTATAAAAATATGGTTTGCCTATCTTATTCCAAGGGAACACATGGTCTACATGTGATGCCGCAGTTACTTTACCATTTAATAAACAGCATTGGCATAACGGCTGTCTGCTTAGCTGTGTATTGCGTAACTGTTTCCACATTGGTTGCTGATACATAGACTTAAATGCCTTACGCTCTTCTGTATCTATAGTATCCATACCACCGTGTTGTAAGCAAAAGCTATTTATCTTTGAGCGCGTATGCTTACAACCTAACTGTGCGCATTTAGTATTAGACGGTAATATTGGCACTTATTTAAGAAAACGTAGCTTATAAATAGTGCTATCAATTAATGATGCAATTTCATCAATAATATTTTGCAGCTCTGATTCATTAGGTAGCTCAACACGTGCAGCAGCTACATATTCAGATAAGCCAATTAAATATTGCAATGGTTGATCTGGTAATGTATATGNAGCANCATAATTTTCAATAATGCCAAATTTACCTTGATATGCTTCTATATAGCTATCTGCTAAATCTTCTAAAGATTCATAAAATGAACCTAATGCCATATGCTCNGAATATGAGCGGCTTTGTAAATGCAAAATATGAGTATTTGTAACAGCNTGNAATAAGCACATTACAAAATCTTGAATAGTATATTTCATTATTGATTCCTCTTGAAATCCTGACGCATGAGCTGCGCGTGCTACTTGCAGCGCTTTAGCTTTAGTGGCAAATGGGCCTTTTGTTCCCCAATACCAACCTTTATCTGTATATCTAAATGGCATTTAAAAAAGTCCAGGGTAGTTATTGGCCACCCTGGATAATCACGTGCTTCTAAGGAGACCTGCTTGCAATCACTAGATCGCGTATAAATTATGCGCCTAATTTTCTAAAACTTAAAAAATTACCCTCTAAACAATCTTTACATTGCCATCTATAACGTAACCCATCTTTACTTTTAACCATACGCCCGGTATTTCTATTAAAGTCTCTTTTGCAATAATCGCATGTTTTTTTATTAGCTGGTTTTGCTAAAGTTTCATTGTCAAACACGTAAATAATCCTCAATAATTTTAATAGCGCTGTCATGATGTCTTGCAACGTAACATAAATAATTACGTTGGTGTAATTGTTTCATAACGTCATTTTGAGCAGCGGAAACAACGCCATCATCTGTTTTTAATTCAATAAACAATCCATGAAATCCATTGCGGGG